CCACTACTGGATCTGGTACTTACCCAATCTTGAAACGTGCTACCGCTGTAATGAATTCAGTAGCAGAACTGGAAGAAAACCCACTCTTAGCTAAACCAGAATTCGAAAATGTTACTTGGAAAATTGCTACTTATCGTGGAGCTATTCCAATTTCAGAAGAATCAATTCAAGATACACAAGTTCCTTTAATGCCAGTTATTCAAAAGAACGCTAGTGAACAACGTTTAAATACTCTTAATAAGGCTATTAGTGCTAAGTTAGTTGCGTTTAATGCTAAAGCTTCAACTGCTGACACAGTAGCAGATGACTTAAAACGTGTTCTTAATGTTGATTTAGACCCTGCTTATGATAAAACTATTGTTGTTTCACAATCAGCATATCAAGTTTTAGATACATTGAAGGATAAAGAAGGACGCTACTTACTACAAGAAAGCATTACAGCAGCTTCTGGTTTAACTTTATTTGGTAAACCAGTAGTTGTAGTTAATGACGAATTACTAGGTCAAGTTGGGGAAGCTCATATCTGGGTTGGTGATTTAAAGCGTGCAATTCTTTATGTCAACCGTGTAGATACACAAATTAGTTGGGTTAAGAATGAAATTTACGGTCAATATCTCGGACTAGTAATGCGTTTTGATATCGAAGTTGCGGATAAATCAGCAGGATACTTTGTTACAGTCGGTGCTGGTACACCGTCAAAATAGACGCCCCTAGTGGGGCTAACGTTGTCCCTACTGAAACAGGGGCTTTACTAAGCGCAGATTAATAAAGGAGATGGCTTAAATAATGGCAGATAGAAGTAAGCAATCGCTAGTAGTTTACGATAAGTCTGGTGCTAAGGTTGCCACTGGTGGCATTGGCACTAAACAAGTAGAAATTACTGGCTTAGAAGGCGGTAAGCAAGTTGCTAAAGGTGATTATCAACTCGCTTACACAGATGGAGCAAATACGTCTGATAAAGTGGATGTTCCAGCATTTACAGTATTAACTGGTACTGTTGCAGAACCTAAGGCTTCAGTAACGAGTAACTTAGCGCTTGGAACTGATACACCATTCACAATGACTGGTGATGGTTCTGAAAATGAAATTAAACGCATGTATTCAACATCTAAGCCAATCGCAAAAGGAACTACTGTTACTGTAGATTTTGATATTGCGTCAACAAAAGCAGAAGGTAACTATATGGTTCAATTTGCTAACGAACCATGGCAGGTTATTTCCAGCGCACCATTGACGGCAGAAACACAACATCAATCATATACCGTTACAGCAGACGCTGATTACTCAGAGGGGATTCAAATGAGAATGGATAAGTCGACTTCAACAGTTACTGTTTCCAACTTTGTTATCTCTGAGCCTTCTAAATAAGTAGTAGGAGGCGATTTTAAATGGCGGTTACAGCTTCCGAGTTGATGAACGAACTTCATATTGATACAGATGACATAGAAACTAAAACAGTTCAGGGTTTAATTGATTATGCAAAAGAGATTGTAACCGACAGCGTAACTGATAATCTAACAACTGAACAACTTGAAACAAAGTATCCAAAATTGTTTGACTTGGCTACCAAAAACCTAGCTACGTCGATGTATTACGACCGTGAGTTGACTAATGGAACGTCTAAAGGGTATCAAATGGTAATTATCCATCTATCAGCTAAAGTTGACATAGATGCTAAGAATAGTGGTGAAGATAATGAAGTTTAAACCATCTGATTTTAACCGTAGAATTGCTTTTGGAAAAACAAAAGATGAATTAGATATATCTGGTAACTTTTATGTTTCAACACTTATACCCGAATTAAGTCTGTGGTGTGCTCCACGAACTAGAACACTTAACCAGCAATATCAAATTATGAAGACGGAACTAGAAGATACTATTATCGTGGTTATTCGTCATAATCCTAAGGTTAATGAAACTTACGAGGCTGAATATCGAGATGAACTTTATAATATTGTCTCAATTAGTACAGATGATACTAACCAAACGTTTGCCTATGACTTCATCACTCTTAAGAAAGTAAAAAAGGCAGGTGCTTAATATCAATTACGTTGATTTCATGGAACAGTGGCTTAAACAGGTCAAAAAGATATCCACAAACATGTCTACCAATGATAAAGCTAAGATAACTAGAGCTGGTGCTAGAGTTTTTAAAAAAGAGTTAGAACGTGAAACACGTAGAAAGCACTATTCCGGACATGATGATAAAGTTTTCGGACACATGGCAGATTCAGTTGTGATGAAAGGAACTAATATTGATAGCATTAAAGATGGGACTAGTGTTGTCGGATTCGACCACTACCATGCTAGCAATGCCAGACGGTTAAATGATGGCACTAAGTATTACGTTGGTGACCATTTCATCACGAACCTTAGAGAACGAGTAATGCCGAAGGTACTAGAGGCTGAAAAGAAGGAATATCAGAAAATTATTAATAAGCACGGGGAGGCTTAATGATGGATAATCCCGTACTAGAGGTTAAAAATATTCTCGATCAAGCTAACTATGATTGGCTTGATGAATGCTACGTTAATTATTTGCCGAAGAGTGCTCAAGATGATACCAGCAGAACCATTGCCCTGGTCACTTCAATCAGAGAAAAACCAACTCAATACGGTAATAACATGTTTAACGGAATCGAGAATGCTGTTCAGGTACAAATATTTTTCAAGTATCAATTTAAAGATTCAATTCAAAAGAACGATATTAAAATTACACAACTGCTTTTGGAAAAAGGTTGGAAAATAGACGATTCAAAACCAATTTATGCAGACCCTGACACTAAACAACTAGTCAAGGTCTTTTATTTTACTCAAAAAAATTATATAGGAGGTAGTTATTAATGGCTACAGTAGGTTTAAAGCTAGTAACACTAGCACTCAAAGACTCTGAAACAGGGAAAATTCTTACAGGAGAAAATGGTTTATCAGAAAATGGGTTGCTACCAATCACCACCCAAATGTGGGGTACTAAAACAGCTAATATTACAAATATTCAAGCAACCGGAACTATTAATTACGGTAATAACGCAGCTGTATTCGTTTCAACACCTAAGGGAGCGCCACAAGTAGCACTAGACTTCAACAAATTACCATTTGAAGTCACACAAAAGATTGTTGGACGTAAGCAAGACCCAGATACAGGAGCTTGGATTGAATCTGGTAAGCATCCGTCAGTTGCAATGCTTATTGAAAGCGAATCTATTGACCGCATGAACAAAGTTTATTACGGATTCGGTAACGGATCAATGACACAAGCTTCAATTAATAACGGAACTGATACTAACGCTGAAACGATGGCAACTGATGCCTTAACTTATCAAGCATTGTCTACACCAGAATTTGATGGTGAAATGCTTGCTATGTATTCCGATGTTTCAACAGCATTCGATGAAACTAAGATGAAGCAACAAGTATTTGCAGGTTACGTAGCCCCAGCGTCAAAATAGAAGCCCCAACAGGGGCAAGTGTTACCCCTGAAGTAAACGGGGCGCTATTAAAAGCTGAATAAATAACTATAGCTCGCCTGAGAAAGTAAACAATACCGTAAGGGGCGGGCTTTTAATTTAAGGAGAAAACAAAGCTATGAAAATTGTAAACATCAAAATTAAAGAATTAGGCATGAAGAAGGCTGTCAAAGCTGCTCAAAGTGTGGCAAACACAAAATTGATTAACTCAATTCAATTGACTTTGCTCAAATTGCAAGATGATCACTCGGACGATATGACTGAAATTGAACAACTTGAACATGAGGCACAATTATTGAGTGAAATTGAACATTTCTTCAAAAACTTCTTAAAGCTAAGCGATAAACAGATTGAAAAGGCAGAAGAAGAGCTAGACCCAGAGGAATTATCGTTTGCAATTGGTGAAGCTACTGCGCGTTTCCAAGGTGCTACTGACAAAGATATTCAAAAACTCCGTGAAGGTATGAAGGCAGAACAAAAAGATTTAGAAGACCCTTTAGTAGAAGAGAACGACTCCGACAAATCCGAATAGAGATTTTTAAAAAAGAACGTTCCATTGATAATATGAATTACTTTTATAAAAAAATGCTGATGGAGTATCATCTATTGCCAAAAGATATAGACGGACAAGATTATTTTGAGTTTTTAGAAGTAATAAATGCTAAAGCACCAGAGGAACAAATGGTGGATTCAATGGAGATCTATAAACAAAATTCTTAAAGAAAGGAGGATAAAAATATATGGCAAGTAAAGTTGATTCAATTATGAGCACTTCCGTTGCCTTAGAAACTCTTAAGGCTTCTAGCAGTATTAACTCTTTGACCAAAGCTGTTAGAGGCTCTACATCGGCTTGGAAGGCTCAAGAAGCACAACTAAAATCTAGTGGTGATTATCTGAAAGCTAGTGAAGCCAAGTACGAAGGCCTTGGAAAATCTATAGAAGCTGAACGAAAGCGTATAGAAGTTCTCCAAGAGAAGATGAAAGACTTAGATCAGACCACTCAAGATGGCGCTAAACAGGCTGTAAAATACGGTACTGACTTAGATAAAGCTACCACTGCCTTAAAGTCCATGGAAGCACAACAGCAACGCGCTTATGAAGCTTTGAAACGTGAAGAAAGTGGCATAACCAGCCTTAATTCATCTATGCGTCAACGCAACTCGTTATCAAAAGCTGTATCAGATCGTTTAGAAGCCGAAGGTAAGCACGAACAGGCTCTTAAAGAGAAACGAGACAACGCTCGTAAGTCTATTGAAGAAACTAGTAAAGCCCTAAAAAAAGAAGAATTCTTACTCAAAAATTTAGAAAAGAATAATGGTAGCGCAAGTGCTATTAACAAACAAAGGATAGCTGTAGAAAAACTTAAAACTTCTATGGCAGAGTCTAAATCTTCTGTTTCTAAGTTTGATAAATCAATCAAAGAGTTAAACCCGTCTCCTATTCAACGGTTAAGTAGATCGTTTAGTGGATTAAAAAAAGAAGGGAAAGAAACTCACTCAGTTTTTAAGCAAGTTTTCTCTGGTGTTTTTTGGGGAGAAGCGATTCACGGAGCAGTTAGTCAGGCTTTTAATACTATTAAATTAGGCTTCGGCGGGATAATTAAAGCGGGTAACGAATTCAATAAAGAACAGCAAGTTATGAACGCCACTTGGACAACTTTAACGGGAAATGCTTCAAAAGGTAAAGGATTTGTTAAGTCAATTAATGAGATGTCTACAGCTTTTGGTCAATCCAGTGACTTAGTCAACGAACTTGACCAACAATTCTATCATGTTTTAGACAAAAAAGAGCCTACCGAACAGCTTACTAAATCAGTTCTAACTATGGCTGATACATTAGGATTAAGTGCAGAGAACACGCAACGGCTAGGACTTAACTTTACCCACATGATGAGTTCTTCCAAAATGCAGCTGGGCGATTTCAATATGATTTCTGACCAATTGCCGATGTTTGGAGAAAGACTTTTAGACTACGAGCGTAAAATGCAACACAACAATTCGTTGAACATGTCCGAACTACGTGATCAGATGTCAGCTGGAAAAATCAGTGCTAAAGATGCCGAAGCTGTTATGAACGGACTTGGTAAAAAGTACAAGGATGCCAGCGAAAACATGATGAAAACTGCTGCTGGTGCTGAACGTTCAATTAAAGCAAGATTTGGCGCATTATCTGGTGACTTAGCTAAACCATTTACAACAATGCAAAGTCCAATTTTTGAAGCAGTTTCTAAATGGGTTTCTGATCCTAAAACTGAAAAGAAATTTACTGAAGTTGGTAAAGCTGCTTCAAAAGGATTCCAAACAATTACTACAGCTTTAACTAAAGCTCTTGATATTAAAAATGGCCCGAAAGCTATGAACAAGTTTATGGATGGATTAGCAAAAAGCATTAAATCTGTTTCTGATGTAATTGCTAAGCATTCTAAACAAATTGTTGGCTTCTTTAAAGGCTTATGGAGTTCAATTAAGATTATTGGAACTATCGGTAGTGGATTCTTTAAGGGGTTAATTAGTGGTTTAAGTGCAGTAGTTAAACCCTTAGCAAGTATGGTTGGGCATAGTAAAAAAGTTAAAGGATTGTCTGGAGCATTAGGTGAACTTTCAAAACATAAATCAGGATTACAAGCACTTGGTAAAGTTTTGGCAGGTGTTTTTATTGCCAAAAAAATAGTGGGATTTACGTCAGGAATAGGAAGAAGTGTTAATTTTCTGAAGCAATTTAGTAAAGCCAACCGAGATGCAGCAAAAGCAGAAGGAACGTTAACATTAGCTCAAAAAGCTTTTAATTTAGTTTTAAAAGCTAATCCTATCGGAATAGCAGTCACTGCAGTTGTAGCTTTAGGGGCTGCCTTTTATGAATTATATAAGCACAATAAGAAATTTAGAAAATTTATTAACGGTATTGCAAAGGCTATTTCTAATTTCGCTAAAAAGGCTCTTGAGAGAATTAAAAAGTTCTTTAGCAATATAAGAAAAAGTTTTTCATCATTTGGAAAGTCTTTTAAAAAGTCCTGGAATAATACGTGGAAATCAGTTAATAAATTCTTCTCTAATATTTTTAATGGCATTCATAATAAGTTTAAGTCTTGGACCGGAGCAACATCAAAAACATGGCATGGATTTGAAAACTGGTTCAATAAAAACTGGAGCCATGCGTGGAACTCAGTTAAGAGACTCTTCTCTAACGTTTTCAATAGCATTCATAATAAGTTCAGATCTTGGACTACTGCAATATCCAAAACATGGACTGGTTTTAAGAATTGGTTCAATAAAAGCTGGAATGGTATGTGGAATGGTGTTCATGATTTCTTTAGTGGAACAACTAGAAGCTTAAGTAGGACTTTTAATGGCTGGACTTCTGGAACTATGAACGCGCTAGGAAGCTTTGGCAATAAATTTAAATCTAGTTGGAATGGAATTGTTAAAGGTGTCAAGAATATCTTTAGTGGTTTATGGAATTCAATGAAGAAGATGGCTTCCAATGGTATGAATGATGTAATTGATATCATTAATAAAGGAATCGGTGGCGTTAACTGGGTAATTAATAAGTTTGGTGGTTCAAAACAAACCATTAAACCAATTGGTCATGTTCACTTTGCAACTGGTACTGGTTCTCTTGGGAGTTCTAACTTTAGGCGCGCTATTAATTCAATTACACCTGCGATCGTAAATGATGAAGTTGGTGCAAGTAATCCGGAACTTATCTTTAGAAAAGCGACTGGAACTGTTGAGTATTCTAAGGAAAAGAACGCTGAAACTATGCTTTTCCCTGGTGATGAGGTCGCTAATGCTACTGATTCAGCTAAGCTAGCTCCGATGTTAGGAATCACACACTTTGCCGGTGGTGGAATTGGGGATTTCTTTGGAGGAATTATTAACGGAGCTAAGAGTGTCTTTAAGAAGATTGCCGGTGGCTTAAAAGGGTTGTTTGATGTAGGAACTAAAATTATATCTAATCCAACTAAAGCATTAGAAAACTTA